ATTGCAGCTAAATAGCTTTCATTGTGAGCAGTGTTTTGAAGGTATAAGTTTTCACCTCCAATTTTAAGGTTGCTAGGGCCGCTTTCAGTAATGAACGATGTACCCGCATTATGGTAAATCTGTAGATCAGACCCAGCGCCGAAGATGGCTTTGTTGTTATCGCCAAAGGTCATGTCACCGGAAGACACAAAGCTAGTGCCAGTGATTGTCGTGCCAGTGATGGCCGCTGCTGTAGTGCCGCCTATGGTTGTTCCGTCAATAGTACCACCATTAATATCTACAGTAGTAACGGTACCTAAATTTGACCATGTGCCTGTTAATGAACCACCACCTGTAGCATTAAGAGTTGTAGCTGTAATTGCAGCAGCAGTAGTGCCACCTATGGTTGTTCCGTCAATCGCACCTGCATCAATATCTACTGTATCTAAATACGCTGTACCGTCAATATAAATATCTTTAAATTGTAATAGTGAAGTACCAATATCTAATGTGTTCGTGGTTTTTGGTTTAATCTCTGTAGCACTAACAACAAAATCTTGTACGGGACCCATAACAGTAATTGCACCACCTTCAGCAGCAGTACCGTCATGTGTATGACCTGACGTGCTAAAAGCCGTTACGATTGCGTCAAATTCACCGTCAAGATCCGAAGCATTAATAACATTACCGTCAGCAATATTATTAGATGAGTCGTTTCTTGTATATCCCGTACCCATACGTTATCTCCTTGCGTTATTAGCGTATTCTAGCGTAACAGCATCTAATGAAAATGAAGGATTTGTACTGTCACTGATAAAAGATAAAGAACCTGTGTAGCCTGATCCTATTAACTGTGCCTCAAATACGTACTGAAGTTTGTCGCCGAATAAACTTGTACCATAAGTTCCTATACCATAAATTGAAATAGCACTTGCATTAGCCGTTAAATTATTTATGTCAATACCTAAAGGCTGTATACTATTTAATTGGTCAAAGTCTAGTTTAAGATATGCGTCAAACGAAACTGCACCTGAAGGATCTGTATATAAAAACATTTTATAAAATGTCTTACGTACTCTTGGATCTGTTATTGGTAAGTTTGGTGTTGCAAACACTGCATATATGTTGTCACCATCAAAACTAAAACCTTGCTCTAGTTCATAAATGTAGCCGCTAGAATGAGCAAAAACAATTAATTCCGTTCCCAAATATAAATGACTATCTGCAACATATGCGTTTATACCTCTTGTTTCAGCACATGCAAACCCACTACCGCCCTCTTGAGCTAACTGCGTTACAATTATACCTTTAGCATTTTCTGTTGTATATGATGCTGTATATCCAAATATTCTATACTGAGATTTTCCTCTTATTACAATACTAGAGTAATTAGTACTGGTAGTAGTAAAATTACTAAATTCACTTTGTATAACTTTTGATACATTAGAAAAGTTAAAGTCTCCAACTCTGTCTGTAGCACCTAATAGTCTAAGACCGTCTGGTGCTAAAAACATAACGTCTGTACCTATTTCCTGAATAGTGTCTCCGTCTAAACATCCAATATCTCTAGTTACAGGATCTAGTCTAAAGTCTGCAATAGTAGAACCACTTATTTTAAAAATAGCATTTTCCGTAAAAATAAAAAGTTGCTCTCTAAAAACTGATAATCCGGTAATAACACTACCGACGTTTATAGTACCAGAACCATTAGCAGCAGTAAAGTCTGAATCTGTATAAACTGCTGTAAAAGTTATACCAGAACCTTTAGCAAAAAACAAGCTATTTTTGAAATTTTTTACATAACTTGCACCAATAACATCAACAGGCGCACTATTTAAAACGGTATAACTATTCCCGTTATATATAGCTGGTGCATTAAGTCCATCGACAAGTATAATTTTATCTGTCCCATCAAAGTTATACCTGTCAAAACGTAATCTCCCTGCACTTTCACGAGACGTAGATAAAAATGTAATACTAGCATTATCTGCTGGACTACTTGCTAACGCAGGATTAATGCTTAATGTTGATCCGCCAGATGACACAGTAGCGTCTGCTGTAACTGTGTACACTAAATCTATACCATTAATTTTAAAAACGTCACCTGCTTGTGGAGCAGCTGTTAAACCATCTACAATTAAACTAGACCCTGTTTGTGATCCACCATTAACTAAAACAGTACCATAAGACGGAACATTTAAATGTGTAAAACCGGAACCGAGTGTTTTAAACGTGTCAAAATTTCTTTGTACTATAACTTGATTTTGATATATAACAAGTCCTGTAATTAAGTGTGCCGTAGTTGTCGTTAAAAAAGTAACGTCAGCAGCATTAGCTGGACTACTATCTAAAGATGTTGTTAATGTTAAAGTAGCTCTATTGTTTGTAGCGTCAAAACTAACACCACCTGTAGCGATAGTATATGTACCAGAAACACCATTTATACTAAAAGTATCACCCTGTTCCGGTATTTTATGTATATTACCAATAATTAATGTAGTACCAGTTTGTGAAGCTCCGTGTACTACGGGCGCTCCATATGGAGGCACTATCGTACTGTCATACTTATCAAAACCGTTGATACGACGATAACCGCCTTCGATAGACGGTTCAAAGTTACGTAATATAGTAGCACTACCCGGAGCGTTTATACCTTGCTGTAAAGGGCTTAAATTAGTTATTAAACCCCCTTTAAACTCTATAGGGTAAGTTTGCCATGATTCCATTATAGTGAATCCAAAGACGAGCCTGCATTAGAAGATGAAGCAGCCAAACGTCCTCCACCTTGATTATTACTAACCATATAACTACGTAAATATTCGTATCTATTAATAAGCATACTACGCATATTTTTAATGCCGTCTTCAAACTTTTGTAATGACAGCTGCGCCATTTGTCCATCACCTCTAAACAAATAAGCGTAGTACATTGAGCCGTCTACAATAATATGTTTAAAGCGTTCCGGTATAACAGGAACATCACTATAAAGTTCTAAATCTACTGGTATACGATAATATTCATAAACAACTGTATAGGCTTGATCTGGTGGAGGAACCATACCGTATTCTAAAGACGGCGCATGAAATACATAATTAGGTAAGCTATTGTTTACTGTGCTTGTTTTATATTCTTGTGATACAGCTTTTTCTAAATATTCTTCGTAATCTAATATTTTTAATTTTTTAGTATTGTTATTTAACGAAGTATCTTCCTTAATTCTAAAGGAATCAAACGAAATAATTTTACAGTCATCTGGAAAAGGATAGCGCGTTGTGCCAACACTTAGAGTATCTTCTTGTGTAACATGGTTAAAGGGCCAGCTATATTCTGACTGATTAATATGCCTAACTGACGCATTAACTGCATCTTTAGCGTGAGCATAAAAACCTTTAGAGGTACTAAAGTTAGAAGACGTTAGCTCAACTTCGTTAAGCCTTCTGTTTATTTCATTTACAAGACCGAGAAAATTGTATGCCATTATTTCTCTCTTATAGTTAGTTTAATAGACCTTTCAGCCTGACTGCCTGTACTGTCCGTTATACGACACATAAACGTATATTCACGATTATTTTCACCACCGCCAATATTTATGGTAGCTACTGTACTTGTATTTGTCTGACTTACGTTTTGAATACTGTCTGTAGTAGCACTAGATGACGCAGTAGTAAGTGTTTGACCTGCACCTAATAATGTCTTTGTATTATACGCAGCAGTTTTAACGTACCACTGAACGGCTGAAATAGTTGCAGTGTCAAGAAATCGTGACCAATCTACACTATAGTCTAGTTGTTCATCAGGATCTTTTACGGGCCAACGATATGACATATATTACTCCGTTACGTATACAGTGCGTTCTGCTGATGTAGTACGTCGTTCAACATATACTTTACGTACTTCAAATGGTACTTCAATGGTTCGATCACTTGCAGTAGTTTGTCTACCAATAATTATAGATCGTACTTCAAAAGGTATATTAACAGTTCTTTCAAATGCAGTAGACATTAAGCTGCTCTTGGTATGTGTACAGTTCGTTTTTTACTATATAAAGTTTTTACTACCTCAAAGTTAAATACTACTGCACTTTCTGTTGTATTATTTATAGCGCCTGTACTAGCAACAGCAGTAAGTTTTTCTACTATGTGTGTTTGCACAGTTGTAACAGCACCTGTGCTACTTACACTATCTAAAGCCTCTGTAGGCTTTTCCTCTACTATGTTTATTGCGCCTGTAGCAGCAACGCTTGTTGGTACAATTAAAGAAGTTGCATGTGGTATAATTGCAACACTTGTAGCTGTGCTACTTACTGCGGTAACAATTTCTGTTACATTTGGTTGTACCGCTGTAACTGCACCAGTACTACTTACACTATTTAAAACCTCTGTAGGCTTTTCTTCTAGCGTGTTTACTGCACCTGTAGCAGAAACACCTGTAATTGGTTTATTAATATTTTCAACAACAGTACCTATAGAGCCTGTTGCAGCTACTGCTGTAAGTGTTACCTTTATAAAGGCATTTACAGTACCTATAGCGCCTGTAGAGCTAACACCAGCAGAAATAACTTCACTGATGTCAATTTCAAAGCCTCCAGCAACTACTGGAGCTATTGAGCCTGTTGAAGTAACACCAGTTAAACCAGCAGCTGTGTTATCTTGTACTGCTGATACTGCGCCTGTTGCAGATACAGTATCTAAATTACTGACAATTATCTTGCCGTATAAAGCTGTACCGTATACACCAGTACCATAAACAGCCGCGTTTACAGTAACAGCCATAGTTTAGTCCTTAGTCGAGCCG